GAGGTTACGTGAAAAGCCTAATTGCGCTCTGGAATTCCGTCGCGAACGATCTTGCGACGAGATGTTGCACTAGCGCCCACCATGACATGAAATATGTCAAGGATCGGTCGGACAATGAAGGATTATCGTTTCTCACGATAACCCTCCCTAACTTCGCAAAAGACTTTGAACTAAGTCTGGAGCGAGGTTATGTGGACAACACCGTTTTTCTATCTTTTAGGAAAAACGGGAGTCTCCCCTCATTCTTGAGAGGTTTCTCTTGTCTCGTGTTCGACCGTAGGACTGGCGTCCTACTGGACAATCCAGATCACTCAGCGATTCAAGCCATAAGACAATTGACTTTGATCTTTGGCAAGATACTTGCTGAGTGTGAGCCTTCCCGTGTAAGGAAGGCTTTTTCTGAATTCGTTCAGTGTGAGCAGGAAGTCAGAGAGAATCTATTTAGCTCGGACCTAACTGGGTTCGGGCGGATAGCTTCTCTCCTGTTCGCATCAACCTTCTCTAAGATAGACAGTGATGTCTATTACGGAAGGTTGATACCGAAGCACGGACCAGGCGCAACTGCTGATTCTCTTTATGGGAATCAGAAATTCCGCCAAGTAACATGGCCGTGTCGCCTTGAACCATACTTCCCTTACGGGGAGATGGTTCTGCCCAATTGGTCCTTTTGGGAGCAATTGGAAGAGGTCGACTTCCTCGAACCTGACGCTGAGATACCCGTTCGGGTTGTCTCAGTGCCTAAAACGATGAAGACTCCACGCATTATTGCGATTGAACCAACTGCTATGCAATACGCACAGCAGGCAATTCTTCGCAGTTTTCGAGAAGCGATCCGGGACCAGTTGCCGAATCGCTTTATCGGTCTTGATGACCAGACGCCTAACCAGCGTATGGCTCATCGAGGTTCCTCGAAAGGGGACCTTGCAACACTCGATCTGAGTGAAGCATCCGATAGAGTCTCCATAGAGCTCGTTTCGAAACTACTGGCCAATCATCGTCATCTTCATGACGCTGTCATGGCTTGCAGAAGTAGACGAGCACTCATGCCTAGCGGGGATGTTGTATTCCTCGCTAAGTTTGCGTCTATGGGTTCGGCCCTGTGCTTTCCGATGGAGGCGGCGGTTTTTCTTGTCGCCATCTTCGTCGGAATAGAGCAGGACCTAGGACGTTGGTTGACTAAGAAGGACATAAAAGCCCTTCGAGGTCAG